AACTCTTCTTGTTTCATGCTATATCTCCTCGTTTCTGCCGGGCCGTGTGCATGGAGAATGGCGGAAGGTTTTTAAACGCTGTTTTACTGCGCTTCAATATGGATCTGCACTCCAAAAAGTCCTCCATCGCGAAACGATTTATCAATCTTCCAAGTCTAAGCTGCGCGTGTTTATATCTTCCGCATGCTTCCATCTCTGCTAAAATGCGATAAATGGTGCTACGGCTTTTTACACCGTAGCACTCTCTGACTTTATCAATGGTAATGAAAGGACAATCGAGCATGTTTATATCGCCTGTCATAACGAACACACCTCCGCAATGTGATACTGTCCGTACCCTTCACCTCTTCTGGATCCGACTCCGATGAAACGTCCTGCACAGTTGAAAATCTCAAGGATCGTTTCTTTCGGGAATGCTGTTTCCAGATAACTGACTTCAACGTCACAGCTCCACCCCGTGAACACATTCTGCTGTGTGAGGACATTGGTTCTCGACAGCCCACTTGTCTGAGCAAGGTGCTGATCGTAACCTGCCTGCGCAAATCTGACGGGAGTGATCGGCTTGAAACTTACGGTTCTCTTAAGGTCTGTGCCGTTCTTACCGGTGCTGTCTTTAAAACCGCAAGAGATGAACGCTTCTTTCAGTGAATCCTGGAATGCTTTACCAAGGATGCATGGAGCATTGTTTTTCATGTAGTCCTCCCACTCTTCCTCGGTGTACAGGGAATAATCATCATCGTGAAACACAATCGGGTTCTGCCAGTGAATAGACGTAATCAGCTTCTCCCAGAGGTTGTAACCCTGCTGATACTCTGCCGGGATCTTCGTTCCCTTCGGATGAGACTGCTTAAAGACTTCTTCTCTTTCATATGAACGTGCCTTCTTGCACAGGATAAGATCGGAATCCCCTACAATAGTGACCACCATTTTTCTGACCTTGATTTCGGATAAACTGATTGTTGCCTCGTTGACTTTTGTTCCTGCCATGGTATAATTACCTCCTAAGATATTTTTTCTTTTGAAGCGGATTGCTTATTGGCGTGGGCATCCGCTTCTTTTTTTATTGGTACGTGAGTGGTTAATAGGTTATTTCTTGACCGCTCATATTTCGGAATGATTTGTTTTGTCATGCACTACGCTATTCGACTCTGTCCTGTTTTATACAATAGAGTGCAATACTTTCATTCCGAAGTATCAACGGTCAAGTGTGTAGTTTTCGGTTCCGTATTAAACTGTTACGAATTGTCACGTTCAGTCTAATGGTGAATTGTTTTGCGGTTATTCCTTCACCGCTCAAATGCGAGCAGTGTTGTAATGCAGTGTCAGATTCTGTTCTGTCGAATATTGAAGGTTTCTGTATTCAACTGTCCGCAGACATTACTGCCCACATTTCAACGGTGAAGTGTGTAGAGTAGTTTCGTGATCAATAAAGCAGTGTTGTTATCAATCCTGTTTCGTTCTATTCGTGAACGGGTTATTTCCAATCCGCTCAGAAATGAGCAGTGTATTATTTTGTCTTGTTGAATTCGGCAGGGTTACGTTCGGTTCGGTAATATGCAGTAAGTGACTGTTTTGTACCGAAATGTCGCGTTCGCATGAGTAGTTCGAACATCACTGCTCATTTTTCAACGGATTGGTGTGCTATGTGGTATGGTGCAGTCTCCTGTCGGTTGCCGTAGTTTGCTTTGGAGTTCTGTTTGTGAGTGATTTCTCAACCGCTCATATTCTGAAATGAGATTGTTCTGTTTTGTACTGTCCGTTTCTGTGGTGTAACATTCTTTGTTGCAATGTTATTTGTTCTCATTCCAGAGTATCAGCGGTCGAGTGTGCGCTATACTGTCCTGTTGAGTTTTGTCCTGTTTAGGGATGTTTTGTAAAATGCTTATAGATAATGTTTGTCTGTCTGATGGACAGATGGGAAGGCTTGTGTTAAGTATTGTTCTGGTCTGAAATATATTGCCTTGTTCTGTCGCGCATCTAGTTGTCCCGAGTCTTAACAAGCCCTCACATCTGCCCACCAGAGGAACCGTAATCATGCTGACTGAGCGATTATCGCTTCCAGTTCGTCAATAATGTCTCCGATTTCCTCAATGACAGCATATTTCTTTCTGAATGCTTCCAGTTCTCTCAACGCTTCGGCCTTCAACCGTTCATAGCTGTCCACTTTCCGAATCGTGATCTTGACCGGCTCATACGTGTTCTCTCTCATGTTGGTGGACACGATCGCTCTTACTTTCGGAAGCTCCTTGTCTTCAACCTTTTCGTTAACCAGCACCAAGCATCTGACAATGCCCTGCGCCTGACTCAATCTGTACTTGTGAGCCGCCGCCGAATCATCCCATTCAAAGCACTTGTGCAGTTCGGTTGATTCATCTGTTGCCTTTTCTACAATCTGCTCGGGAGTGTATGTGTCTCCGATCTGTTGGATTTCATCGTAGACGGCCTGTGCATTAGCCTTATAGATTCCCTTCACTTTCCATTCGATTGCCATTAGTTCCCCTCCTTTAAACAATGGCTTTAATAATGTCTCTGATCATTGCCGTTCCGCTGTCCATTGCGACATTGACGGTCTTTACCGCTCCATTTCCAAAATGCGCATTGACTGTCTGGTTATCCGAAAAGTATTTCAGATAGACAAGATCATACAAATTCCGCGTCATCTTTAATGCTTCAAGCAGTTTGTCGCAAATCGCCTGTTTATTTTCCGCTGTTGGATAGATATTGACGATTTCATCGCCTGCTGTCGGACATTCCTTTGCGAGGTCATAAGCGATATCGAACGCTTCCTCAATGCTGTCCGCTTCGATGTTTTCAAACTTGACTTGCCCATCCGCTACTGTGCAATCCGCCACTGCCGTCCATTTCATCTCTCTTCCTCCTTCTTGATGCACAAGGTTTAACGCTTTAAACTTTTTAGTCAAAAAAATAATCGCCTGCATCGGAAATATCAATTTCCAAGGCTTCGCACCAAGTGACGATATCTTCTTGATCAAACTGGACTTTGCCTGTCAGCTTCTTTGATACCGTCACATCTGACACGCCTAAACGCTCGGCAAATTTGCCTCTGGTGCCGTATTTCTCAACGATTCGACCCTTCAGCTTATTGTATTCAAATCCCAAATTCTTCACCTCCTTGTGTAGATTTATGTAAACGTATCTTCCCTACAACAAGCAGTTTAACACTTTAAACCCGACCTGTCAACGCATTTTTTCCAAAACGTTAAACTTTTTTATTCTGATAGTTGAAAGTTTTTAACCGTTGCTTTATAATAGGAAACATCACAAAAACTACAAAAGAAGGAGGAAGGTGGAGAATGAAAGCACAGCAAAGCGCATCCGAAAAGACGATATCTCAACAAAGAATCAAAGAATTGATTGCAGAATACTTTAACGGAAGCCAACAGGATTTTGCGGACAGATGCGATATACCAAAGGCATCTGTATCGCAGTACGTGCATGGTCGCAATGCTCCCGGCAACATAAAGGCGGCAAAGATTGGGAAAGCGTTGAATATTAATCCGCTGTGGGTTATGGGATTTAATGTACCAAAGGAAATAAATCAGAAAAGTGAAAGCGTCACTTCCGACCAAGAACAAATCCTTCTGACCTTCTACCGCAATTTAAACGCATCCGGTAAAGAAGAGCTGCTTAAACATGCCAAACTCCTATCAGAATCCAAGTCCTACACGGCAAATACAGAATTGTCAGAAGATACAAAAATATCATAACAATAGAAATTATTGTATAGACAAGGAGGATATGAAATGAAGAAAACAATCGTAGCACTCATGATCACGCTGGCAATGGCATCACCTGTCTACGCAGAAGCACCCACCTACATCAACACGGTTACCGGGTTAACCATTCCAGTCTATCCGGATTGGAAACAGGAAACAATTAACAGCGAAACTGTACAATGCACTCCTGTCTTTGATGGCGGATTCTTCCAGATCATGGACAGACAGCTTGCGGATCCGATTGACGATAAAAGAATTGATTTTAGTTATTACACATTAGAAAAACAAGAAGACGAAGATGAGATGTATGATCTTATCAATGTGAGAAATGATGAGATTCTTGGCAAAGACGTAGCCTATACGGATATGTTTGTAAATTACAATGGAGTATCGTATTACGGAAGAAAATTGCATTTTATCAACAAGGGGAACCTTACAATTGTGACAATGCTTTGCAGTGTTTCAAAGTTTACGCAATTTGAAACTGAGTTTGATAATTGGATAAATACATTCACTCTTTCCGAATAAATACAAAAAACACCGCCCTGCCTCACCACAACAGGACGGTGTTCTCTAAAAGAAAGGAGCGATACAATGAAATTTATTTACCAGAAGGAGAGGAGCCGGCCACCGACACGACAGGGCATTGAGCAACCAACCGAAACGCATCACGCAAACACACTATATGACAAAGGAGGTATCATATGTCGAGCAAAAT